AAACACGATTGAAAAATAATTTTCATATCATCACTTAATAAATGATTGACTAGTTTTTCTTTTTTAATTTTACCTGCAAGTTGAGTAGTCCAATCTACTGCTGTCGCTTCTTTTTCATCAAAGACATTATTAATATCATCAATAAATTGTTTAGGCATTTCAAACTTAACAACTATTTCACCTAGTGTATGGGTGCTTGCTTTTATTTGGTTACTCATTATCTTTTCTCAGCCGCTTTCTTTGCTGCTGCCTTTTCAGCTTCTCTTATTAATGCTTGTCTAATCTTCCTACCTATAGGTATTTTGACAGAATCAATAATCTTTTTACCTTTTTTACTGATATACTCTACACCAATAAACTTGTCTTTAAATTTATCTTGAATTGCTCTAACAGCCTTTCTCAAACTCATTTCTTCTTTTTGTTCCTCTTGACCACTCTCATTCCAAAACTTATATTCTCTCATCTTTGGCATTTATATATCCGTCCTTACTATGTGTTTTCTTAATGCTCTTAATAGTCTTTCCATATTATCTATAATATCAATCAGAGCCTTGTCTGTGATATAGTGTTGTTGTTCTTTTAACTTATCATAATCTTTTACTGATATCTGCACCATAGGACTTGGTGTTACCTCATTTTCAAAAGACTTATCTACTGAATTGTCGTCTGTCATTATATATCCTTTAGTTTATCTCTTAATGTTTTTTTATACTTTGTAACATTGTATTTAATAAAAGGTTTGTATCTTATCATTCTATCATACAATTTAGGCCACAATACTTTCTCACTTATATTTTTATTTAGTTGTTTAGAAAAAGATAATATCTCATCTAATATTAAAAAGGTTTCAAAGTTTATTCTTTTAGATAGAAACATCTTTAATATTGGTGGGTGTTGACCTTTCTTAACCAAAAATAAATCATCAAACTTTATATCTCTTCCTAGTATGTAATCAATATCTTGTTCATAATAATAATGCAACGCTTCTAACTTTTTTGACCATTGTTTATAATTGTCATCACCAGTTTTGCCAATGATGTCACCAACCCATAGATTAGTATTAGAAACAAAATTAGCAACGAAGTAGTCAACAGCAGACTTATCGTTATAAGATTTACTAAGCTTATGAAAGAAATACCTATCCCTTCTTTTAGTAAAGGTCGCCAGTCTTGCAGTTGTTCTACCGAGGTGCTTATGAAAGTCATAGCTTTGGTTTTTACTAGTGAAGTGGAGTTTGATTGCCAAATAGATTTTATATATTTCAAAACCATTCATTACTTCCTTATTAGTTAGGTTGAAATCCTAAATATTTCAACATAGTATTAGGGTCTGATACCGTATATGGATCATCATCTAAACTTAAATTATTCATACCAGGTTCTTCATTGAATTGAACAATCTCTTTATTGTCTATCAAAGCAGAGTATCTCCATGATCTCATACCAAAACCTTGTAAAGGTTTGTTTATCAACATACCTAGACTTCTTGTAAATGCACCATCACCATCTGGTATCATTTTTACATTCTTAATACCTAGGTCTCTTGCCCATGCGTTCATCACAAAGGCGTCATTTACTGATATACAATAAACTTCATCAATTCCTAATGATTTAAACTTATCATATTCTTGGTCATATGTTGGTAATTGTTCACTAGAACAAGTTGGTGTGAAAGCACCAGGCAAACCAAACAATACAACTTTTTTATCTTTAAACAAATCATCTGTAGATACATCTTTCCATGCACCGCCTACAAATGTACAACCTCCTTTTTCATCATCATCATTAACTCTAACTTTGAAAATGTTGTTGTATATTGTCTTAACCATTAGATAGTACTCCTACAACCCATAATGCTGCGAATATCACTAATGTTATTTCTGCTCCTGTCATACCTACTCCTCCTATATTGGTAGTTTTGCTGTTTTTTCTTTTAACATATTAAGACCTTGTGCCTCATATGCTATCTTTTCTTTAAGATTTTTATTGATTAATCCTTTTGCGTTACTTGGATCAATACCATTACTATTACAGTATTCAATAATAGCATCCATATAACTCATCTTTTTATTCTTAACTGCATTTTCAATCATCAATGCAAACTTATTCGGTGTTATTATCATTGTGTTTTCCTATAATGTAAATAGCTTCCTACCATATACTTTGGTTTGTTTACTGGTTTAGCACCAGCATGTAACCAAGGCCATAATGGGGGAAACATTAATAAAGATCCTTTCTTGCAAGGCGATCCTAAACCTAGTTGAGGAAAAGATGTTTCTCCTCTATCATTATCATTCAAATATATAAAAAATACTAAAAACCTTAATGCTGAATCAGCATTTACAGAATCAACATGAGGACCAAATTGATCTTTGTTATTAGGTAAATATCTTTTTAATCTTACCTGTTCAAAAGCATATTTGTCTGGCCACATTTCTTTTGTAATAGCACAATCTTTTTTATATTGCTCAAGATATTTTACATATACTTTCGTTAATATATTCACATCTGGTTGCCATTCATCATTCATATTTAAATTAATCTGACTAAACGACATTGGTCCTTGATCGTGAGTTTCATATTGTTTAGAATTGTTTTCAAATCTTTGTACTAACTCATCACAATACTCTGGCTCTATTACATTCTTATATATCTGTATATAATTGTTCATACTGCTATTATACTATATTTTAAACCTTTTGTCAAGGTCTTGAAGTGAAATATATTGTAAATTTTCACACTCATTCCATTCATCAATTTTTGTATTGATCGGACTATCTTCATTAGGATTGACTTTGTAAAACTGTATATCTTTGAATTTATTAAATGTATTTTTGTGTTGTAATATCCAATTAAATGTTTCATCTGGATTATCAGGTCTTGCTAAATCAGCATTCTCTTTAGCATAACAATCGGTACCTGCATATACATTGTTTATTTTATTATCTGTTGAATATAGATCGTGACCGATTATATAAATTTCTTTTGCCCCTACTTCACATGAAAGGTGAATTGACCTTGAACCAGTAGCATAGGCAAAACCATCTACATCTGGTTCTATATTATAAACAAAGTCATGTTCTTTTACACCAGTTACATATGTTACACCAGGGTTTTTACCAAGACCTTGAATAAATGTAAATACACCATCAGCGCCATGATAGACTGCCTCTTGACACGCTTTAAATTCTATATCTACTCGCCCCTTTTGTGTCATTAACATACCCTCTGCAATATTACTTGGTATTGGAGTCCAATAACCAAGATAGCATATGTTTTTAAATGCATATCCTGAGCGATAAATCTCATGGTTCATCCTTGAATCTAGTGCTACTAATATGTCTGGTGTATAATCTCTATAGATAGCATTACAGCCTATAACTGTACCATGCTTTTTAAATTTGTCAACATCTAATTCTTTTCTTGAATTACCATTACCAAAACAAAAATGTATATCTTTAAATAGTCCCATAATAATCTCTTTTAAAAGAGGTGGGCTTCCAGTCTCCCTTAACCCACCTCTCTTACTGCCAGTTTCTGTTGCAAGGTACTGACAAAACCCCTAACAGCCTAGGCTGCTAATGCAAAGTTATTACTGTTTGCGTTTATACAAATTTAAAGTCTTCCGACTACCCTCTCCAGTACGATTTCTAATAGCTGTCAATCCTATTTCGCCCCCTTATAGGTCTATCTAGGAATGGTGGAGGCGCTGGGTATTGCACCCAGGTCCATACTATTTACTTTCATTACCTTCATCAAGAATTTTTTTTGATTTGAGTTGACCCCAGAACTCCCAATTAACACCGTAAGCTAATATACAAGTTTCTCCTGTACTAGGTAAGGTCATCATTATAGTTCCTTTGTTCCAACTCTCATTATATGTAAAAGTTAATAAGCCTAAGGTAGGACTATTTAAATCACCACCACTCTTAACTTCCGCAGCTGCAATAGGTTCTTCTCCGAATAATTCAAATGCAGTTTGAAAAACCCATCCTGTTTCACCACAATATAGTGGAACAGCTCTTTGTTTAAATTGTTTTAAGTCGTATGTTGGTCCTTGACTATCAGAGTTTGGTTGCTCTGATGTAGTTGCTTGAGCAAAATTCAGTATAGAAAATAATATGTAAAAAAATATAGTAATTGCACCAATGCCAAGAATATTTTTAAGTGTTTGTTTCATCTTCTTTGTAAAACTCCTTTATCGCTATTTTGAGTAAAGGTAAATAATCTTTTTTCTCTTTTGTAAAAGTTTGTACAGCACCATCTTCGGTTACTATAAGAATTACAACTTGATCTATTGGTTGTGAATATCTTTCTTCATACATCTTACAATAAGCAGATCCTTGTATAAAGTAGTTCTCAACCCATTCCTCTTTCTTTTCTTTTGTAGAGGTTTTAAAATCTATTACAGATAATTTTCCTTTATAGTCAGCAATACAATCTACACGACCTGCAACACCGTATTCATCGCTGTAGAGACCGCCTTCTTGTATTCTAATATTATTTATATTATCTAGTTCAGGTTTTAGTAAAGTAAATAGAGCAAGAGGTAATACATCTTGTTTAGATAGTTCTTCATTGTTTAAATAATCTTCAACTAGAGTATGTACTGCTGTACCTCTCTTGGCTGCACTTCTCATTATCTGATTTGCAACATCATTACCAACATGATTTCTCCATCTATTGATACCTTCTTTGTTTCTTCCTGATAAAACTGTTGTGATTGAGGGATACTTCTCACCTTCTGGTGTAACATAAAAGCGTTTACCATTGATATTTTCTGTAAGTATTTCTGGAAGTAATTCGGTAGGGGGAGTATGTATAAAAGACTTCATATCATACTTTTCTTTCATAAAGGTATTCAATTTATTCATAACGTATATTATA